CCCCTCCCCCATACCCCCCCGATAGGGTAATAGTACTGGCATTAAATGTTAAGTTACCTACGGTAACAAGTAGTCACTCAGTTACTTGAGGTTATGTATTCATAGTGTATAGATTCTATGTACGTTGAGGGTATATGTTCAAGTGACCTATAAGCAATGATGACCTAGTAGCAAATACTATGACAGTTAGTAGGGGATTGGTGTTATAAACTTTCCCACACTCAACCACACTATCCTTCATCCTATCCGTTATATATCTAACCCTATGTATTATATATACTTCTTACACACACTGCCATGTATCTAACACATCAACATAAGTTCAATATATAATTCATTGAAATAGTAATTAAATACCTATAAATTACTTGTAATCATACTGATAAAGAGAGATAATATAATCATAGACCAGGTAAACACATAGATAATTGAGGGGATACTAAGATGAACACACTAAGAAACAACAACTTAATAAGACATACACATAGATTCATACTTAATACCATCTATGATGAGTTTGATGCTGCAACTGTAGGCTCAGTTATCTTAGGTATTGGTGACATTGTATGGTTAGGTAAAGATGTAATACACAATGGTTTTGGTACTACTTATGGGATAATAGCTATGTTGTTCTTAGTTGGTAACATACTTTTAATAGTAGGCTTAAGACAACATCATGAAACAGCTAGAGAAGTTAAGGCTAAGAAAAAAATAATTAAGAAAGATAATGAAAAGTATATACATGACGAAGCAAATTGGTTACAATAGAATCATAGGGTAAGGAGAAACAGTATATGTCAGACTTAGTAACAACAGTAATAGTAAGTGCATTATTAATATATTTGTTAGGAGTTGGAGGTTTCATGATAGTGTTATTGTTTTTAGGTTCTAAGTAGTTAATAAGAGTAATTGATAGGAGTACATAGAGATGAGAATAGATACTAAAGATAGATTAGAAAGAGCTAGAATATTAGGGGAATATGATTGTGCATTAAAGACATATACTAATAAGGAGTTAGTAGAGTCATTTGATAGAATGGTAATGTTATTGTTAAATGTTAAGATTGAAAGTACTAGAGATATGGTGGCTAATGCCTTAGATTTAGTAGCACATGAGATACACATACGTTCATTTAAGAGGTTACATTAACATGAGTAAGTATAATAATGTTACACATACTGTAGATAATGTTATACATGTAGCATTTATATCTACTAAGAATCCAATTAAGACATATAGAGGGTATCCTGTTGACGTATTAAGAACTGTATTAACTAACTTAGATAAATGGGAGAAAGCACAAGAATCTAAACTATCACATATAAGTGCGTCAGTTACTGGTGAATTGGAATATCCTTGGTTTGATTTAAATAGGTGAACTAATAGTTTACATAATTGAGGTAAAATAAAGTGAATAGACATATAGACAATCATTGGTTATTATTTGATGAAGAAGATGATGGTTTTATAAGAGAATCTGACTTTCACTATGAAGAAGATGAAGGAGAACCTAAAGATGAATAAAAGTATTATAGATACAATTAATGAAGAGATGATGGAACTTTATGCAGCTGGTATTATTGATGCAGATACATTACGTGAGTTTTATACTGAAGATTTACTTCACTTAGAAGCAAGTTGGAGTAGGCCATTTGGTAAAGATGTTCCTAAATAATAAGTACAGTTGATTATTTTGCCACAAACTTAAACCGAGGAGTAACGGATAAGATGATACTACATAAACATTTGTTAATTAGAGCAGAATGTTTAAATAGTCCAGCAAGGGCATTAGAGTCTGAAGAATCATTAAATAGCTCTATTGATAACCTTATAGGGGATATCAATATGAAGGTTGTATTGCCCGCCAGATGCTTCTACGTTGGCGAAAAAGGTAATGAAGGGTATACAGGTCAGGCTGGATTAGAAACGTCTCACATAGCTTATCATATATGGGATAAACCTGAAAAACATCTATTAACTAAAGATGGTTCAGTATCGTTATTCCAATTCGATTTATATACATGTGGATGTTTAGGAGCAGATGAGATAATTAAAGTAGTAAAATGGATAAACCAATTTAATATTAATCATTTAGAGTTAAAGCTAATAGATAGAGCTACATCAATTGTTAATATAGCTCATATTGTTACAGTAGGATTTAAAGAAGAAGAAGTCAGAGATCTATTAAATGGGGCTTAGCGCCCCATCATTTTACCTATTATTTCACCAGTATCATCATCCGTAATAGTTACTTCCATAGTTTTCTCATCTTGATTAAAACTATTCATATAAGCTAAAGCATCTTTAACTGTATCTGAATGCCTAATCATTCGTGAAGTTTCACCTTCCTTAATTTTACCTAAAAATGTAGCTTCAATTGTAAATTTACTCATATATACTCCTATTGTTTTAGATACTACAAGTTGTCTATTGGGTCCATAGGAGGGGCTACTGGTAACGCGTGCCCCAATATGGCGCAAACGTCAAATAAACCCTGTCTAATAGCAGCATCAACTGGTTTCTGTCCTTCAACATTAGCCAATTCTGGGTCAGCCCCATGTGCTAGTAGTAATTTAACCACATTAATATGATTATGATTAGCAGCTAAGTATAAAGCTGTATTACCATAAGGATTTTGATAGTTTAATTCGTCCATCGAAACCCCTTGTAGCAATAGTTCTGCTACTTTCTTTTCATCCCCTTTATCCGCCATTAATTGTAAGAAATTATCACCATTATTGTCTGCTAACATAAACAACCTCCATCATTTTCATCGCCATTATCATCATAATCGACTAAATCAACATCTAAAGGTATTTTAGATTTGACATCATTAGGATCATATTTAAATGCAACTAAACCACTAGCTCTAGCAATAGAATCTAGAAACTTATGTTTAATCGTCCAATCATTCACTTCAGACTTTTCTCCTGGCCATTGCGGGTCAGATTTCCATCCCCTATGAGCTATCATATTGTCCACTGAAGCATGATCTGAGACTTTACGGATAGTATCACAGTCGTTAGCAAGCACAGTGACTAGTTCAATAGACGAAGCAAGTTGTGCTTCATTGACAGGACCTAAAGGACCACCAGCTTCATAAGACACCCCAATAAAGCCAAAATTAGCTCTAGCTGAATGTGATACTACCTCGTCTACAGGATTATATGCATATACAGTTCCATCTTTAGCTATCATAAAATGATAACCTAATCCTTTTTGTTTTAAATAGGCCTCAGAGCCCTTTAACCCTCCAGCAGTGTGATGTAGTGTTATTGTGTGAGGTTCGTGCATACCAGTTGCCTGATATCTAACCTTACTTTGTATTAAATTCATTTAAGTTCAGTTCCCCTTTTGTTGATATAATTTAAAGCTTTAAAAAGATAATCCCTTACCAGCTTTTATTATAACATTTCTATATAAATTGTCAATGATTTTAAATATAAAAAGTAGAAGACTTTATTACCACTTATGGAGTATACTGGTAATATGAAATACTACACAGAGAGGTGCAATATATGATATATGTAGAATGTGCAGCAGTAGGTATTAGCCTATTAGCCGCTTTCCTAATGACTTTGGGGAATCCATCCAAAGTATGGATATCAATGGCATTATGGGCAGTAGGTTCTATATTATGGTTTATGGTAGGGTATGATAAGGATGTTATGGGGCTTATGGTAGTTAATGTATTTTTCTTTATAATTGAAGTGTATGGACTATATAAATGGTTTAAAATAAAAGATAAATAATGCTTGCTATCTAATTTCAGTAATGGTACATTTAAATTGTAGAAATAAACAAAGAGGATAAAAAGATGAAAAATTATAATCCCTTTAACGTAAAGCAAACTAAAAGTTTTCACGTTGTTACGGATCTTGGGCTCGGTCTTGATAGCACCGCAAACTCTTCGGGTAAATACCGTTCTGATTTTAGCACACGGTACCCTACTGTTAATCTTAGCGCCCAGGCTAAGAAATGGTTGCACCAAAAGTAAAGTTTAAAATACCAACGAGGGGGCGAATATGAGTGATAATACATTAATTCTTGGCAAACATTGCAAATTATGTAACATAAGTGAAGAGGACGCTAACGTACTTGTAGCAACTGCAAAAGATTGGGCACTATGTGATATTTGCATACAATTGTTTCAAGATGGAGTAGAAGGCGCTATTACAGAAGATAATAAACCTAAAAGTAAATTAAACTTCACTCCTAAAGATATTGTGAACCACTTAGATGAGTATATTATTGGGCAAAGTGAGGCAAAAAAGACATTAGCATTAGCTGCATATCAGCATTATAAAAAGATGACAAATGTAGGAACTATGAAGTTCAGTAAATCTAATGTAATGTTATTGGGGCCCACAGGTTCTGGTAAAACAGCATTAATTGAAAGATTAGCTGATTTCTTAGAAGTACCATTTGTCATATATGATGCGACTCAGTTGACCGAAACTGGATATATTGGTGACGATGTTCCGGACATATTAAATGCTCTATATAAGAAAGCTGATAGTGATTTAGGTAAAGCACAAAAAGGAATAGTGTGCATAGACGAAATTGATAAGATTCACATACAAAAGGATGGAAGAAGAGATGTTGGTGGTGGCGGCGTTCAACGTATGCTATTAAAGACATTGGAATCTAATATCATCCAAATTACTAAGTCTGGAAGCCGTAGGAGCTCCTCAGAAGAGAGCATAGACTTTGATACATCTAATGTATTGTTTATTGCTAGTGGCGCTTTTAGTGACTTACCAGAGCTTATAAAACTTAGATTAGATAAGGTAAGTACTGGTATTGGGTTTCATGGCAACGTTAAGAATAGGGACGATAAATTAGCTTATGATGAGGCCATGAAAGCTCTTGACACAGAGGACTTAATTGAATATGGTTATATGCCTGAGTTCTTAGGAAGATTTCCTAATATTTCTAGAACTGAGAGTATAACCCCAGAAATTATGGAACGTATTTTAGAAGAACCTAAGGATAGTTCATTAAAGCAAGTTGTAAGATTGTTAGCCCTAGATGGGGTAGACTTAATAGTTGAAGATTCGGCTAAAAAGGAAATAAGCAGACTTGCAAGTGAACACAATACTGGGGCCAGAGCATTAAAAGGAATTTTGAACAATAAATTGAAAGATGTAATGTTTGAGTATCCTTCGAATAGTGATATAACAGAAATTTCATTATCTTTTATTGATAATAAGTTTCACACAGAAACTAAAGGAATGTAAAATGATAAGATATTCTGTAACAGTTACACCACAAGAAAAGGTCATGGTCGTTAGAGAAACAGGTTGGGAAGGGTTTCCAACAGGCGGCCCAATTGGCTCTACTATGTATTATGGTATGAAGATAGGCACCAGAGGACCGGATAAAACACTAGTAAAAGTTACAGATAAAGGGCGGGTAAAAGTACTTACATTTAATACAACTCAAGTTGTTTCAATATAAAGGTAAAAATACAATGAGTAGATGTGTAGCATGTAATAAATTACTTAATGAATTGGAACTATCTCTAACTAAACGAAATAGTAGCCCAGAAGACATGTGTTTAAATTGTCTAGCTTGCGCGTTCGAAGATGACGAAACAGAGGAAGAGGATTTTAACTAAAATGAGCAATCGAACTATATGTCCAGATTGTAATAGTGAAGGCAAATATAAAAAGAATGTAGGGGTATATGAAGATGGTAAAATGTGGTGCTTTAGGTGCGAAAAAATGATAGGCCAAGAAAGCACCCAAGATAAAAAAGCTTCACCATTATTAATGGGCGGTAACTTTTCCGAGATAAGTAAAAAAAGATTATCCTTTGAATCAGTGTCAGCATTTAATGTTGTAGTAAATAAAGATCACAAAGGTACACCAGTACTAGTATTTCCATTTACTAAAAATGGAAAATTAGTATCACAAAAACTAAAAACAGCAGACAAAGAATATACCTGGATAAATTTTGATAAAAAATTAGATATGTTTGGAAGTCATTTGCATGATTCCTCTAGAAAAAACATAATTATCACTGAAGGCGAAGAAGATGCAATTGCAGTATACCAATCATTAGGGGGAGGCGGTTCTCGTAGCCTTAACCATGTCACCAGTTTGCCAGGCGGAGCATCCAGTGCAGTAGAGTTTGTCAGTAATCATTATGAAAAGCTTGCTCAATATGAGACAGTAACTATATGCTTTGATGAAGATGACGCTGGCCATAAGGCAAGAGACAAAGTAATACCATTATTCACTAAGAATAAATTACGTATTGTAAAGCTTCCTAGAAAAGATGCATGCGAAATGCTGATAAATAACCAAGAAGAGGAGCTTAAATGGTCCGTATTAAAGGCTGAGGCCATTGTACCTAAAGGTATCGTCAGAATGTCAGATTTAACTGATGAATTCTTTGATTATGAGCCACCGTTAGGTATCTCATTGCCATTCCCAATGCTTAATAGATCTTTAAATGGCCTACGTAGAGGCGAATTGACCATGGTTGCAGCAGGTTCTGGACTTGGTAAATCAGTATTTACGTCAAATATCATATTTGATATGATAGTAAATAAAGGATTAAAAGTTGTAGACATTAAACTAGAAGAAGATAAGAAGAAAACTATCTTTAATTATGCTGGTATGTATTTTGATGATAGAGAATATGCCAATCATCCAAGGAAAATGTCTGCCAACCAAAGAGCAGAATTTAGAGATAAGTTTGAAAACTATATAACACATGACCATTTTGGTAGTTTAGACAGTAAAGAACTATTGGCAGTCTTGGAATACTATGCATTATCAGAAAAGGTAGATTTCATATTCTTAGACCATATATCAATTGCAATTTCTGGAACACAGTCAAGTAAGGAAGGGGAACGTAAAGATATTGATATACTAGTAACTAAGATTAGGGAACTTATTAATACCAGTAATGTAGGTTTTGTATGCGTATCTCATCTGACCAATCCTAGCAATGGAGGCAATCAATGGGAAGAGGGCAGAAAGGTAAACAGATCAGCTTTACGTGGCTCTGGGGCCCTTGCACAGCTCTCCGATAACATTATAGGTATTGAAGGGGACTTGACCCAAGAAGACACTAAGCTACAGCGTACAATTAGACTTTTAAAGACTAGGTATGGATATGAGCAAGAAGCATTATGTGACACATTTACATATGACCGGAACACTGGTAAAATACATGTAATAACTGAATTTACTAAAATAGAAAGCCCGGAAGTAAAGGAAAAGGAGTATTTCTAAATGAAACAATTCAATGATTGGCAATTAAGAATACTGGAAAGACATGAATTACTGAAAAGAGAAGATAGAACACTTCTTACTGTGAACATGTTACAGAAGTTATTCCTGGATTATGTGATTACTTCTTACACGTTAGGTACTACCCCAGTAGGTAGATTCTCACAAAGTGATAAATATACAGCATACCTTTCATATTTGGAGGACATATCAAAATCATGAGAACATTAGTAATAGACTTTGAAACACATGACCCCCACTTAAAAACTATTGGTCCAGGTTGGGCATATGGTCTTGGTGAGGCTTTATGTGTTGGATATAAGTGGAAAGCTACAGAACCTAGCATTGTTAGTGGTGAGTTTAACTTAAGCTCCTTATTTGATGAAGCTGATACCTTAGTTGCACATAATGCCCAATACGATATTGGATATATGTGCCGCAATCAAGATAATGTATCATGGTTTAAAGATAAGATATTGGTAGATACGGTTATATTGGCTAAGTTATATAACAATACAGAAGATTCTTATAGTTTAGACTATTTATCTAAAAAGTATTTAAATGCACAAAAGACAAGTGGAACTTTAGGTGATTTAGTTTTAAAACATAAATTAATAAATTGTAAAGACCATACAACAAAATTATCAAAAACTAAAGCTGATAATTATGCTAAAGGACATATGAAGCAATTATATGAAATTGAACCTAAGATTGTAGAAGATTATTGCAAACAAGATGTAACCTTATGTAGTCAATTATATGAATTTTACTTGCCAAATATCCCAAAAGATAAGATAATATTTTTTAGTGACCTATTAAAAGTATTAATTAAAGCTAGATGGGAAGGTGTTAGAGTAGACTCCGGTAAACTATATGACATTAAGATTAAGTTACATAAAAAAAGAGATGTAGTATTAAAAGAACTCAAAGAAATATCCGGAAATGAAGCGTTTAATCCATTGTCTACAGCTGACGTAGCCCAAGTATTACTAAAGACAATGAAAGATTTACCTAAAACTGAGAAAGGTAATATATCAATTGTAGGAAAATGGCTAGAAGAACAAGATAATCCAATATGTAAACAGATAATTCAATATAGAATATTAGAAAAGTTATCAAGAGATTTTTGTGATAATATATTAGAAATACAAAGTATATTACCAGAGAAGTATAAAGGTAAGATATATCCAACATTTAACATACTAGGAGCAGAAACTGGAAGATTCTCTTGTTCTGGTCCTAACTTACAGCAAATACCAAATGCTAAAAAGCATAAAGAAATAGGAGAATTAATTAGAGGTTCATATATTCCATCTCCAGGGAAGTTATGGGCATCATTAGATTACTCTGCACAAGAACCTAGATTACAGGTTCATTACGCAAATTGTGTAAGTGCAGAAGGTTCAGATTTATTAGTACAAGAATATAGAAATAACCCAGACTTAGATTTACATCAGATTGTAGCAGATATGACTGGAGTAAGTAGAAATGAAGCTAAGACAATTAATCTAGGTATTTCATATGGCATGGGAATTACTAAATTAGCGAAGTCATTAGATTTGTCTATGTTCCAGGCTAAGTTATTATTAGAGAATTTTCATAATAGATTACCGTATCTTAAGCAATTAGACGAAAAGGCTAAGAGTTCACTAAAAAGAAAAGGCCACATTGAAACAATAGGAGGCAGGAAATTATTATTAGATAAACCTACATGGAATGAAGATAGAAATAAAGAACAGACATTTGAATATAAGGCATTAAATAAACTAATTCAAGGAAGTTCTGCAGATCAAATAATGATGTGTTTAATTGAACTTGATAAACAAGGCTTTAAAATAATATCATCAATCCATGATGAAATAAACTTAGAGGTAAATAATCTAGAGGAGGCGTTATATGCTAAAGCTATTATGGAAAACGTGTTGAAGCTTAGAGTACCAGTTGTTGCTGAACTATGTTTAGGTACAACCTGGGGAAATGCTAAGAAAGTAGAACTAAATGTTACAACTAAAAGAGGTATCTAAAATGGGTTTTCAATCAAATAAAGCTAAATCTAAAAGTGATTTCCAAAACTTTCAATTCACTGGAATCATTGACTATGCACGAGTACATGAACCAAGTTTCGTTAATAGCAAAACTGGTCAATACTCATTAAGTTTAAAATTAGAAAACAAAGAACAAGTTAATAAATTCTTAGACCTTATGAAACAACATAATGTGTCAGAGAGTGTATTTAACCCAAAAACTAAAAAAGAACAACCAAGACTAAAAGATAATGGTGACGGAACTTTTTCAGTTGCTTTAAAAAGAGATGCAGTAAACTCTCAAAATAAAACAGCCACAATTGATGTGGTAGATTCTAAAGGTAACCCAATACCAAAGAACATCCTAATCGGTAATGGCTCTACTGCAACTGTACATGGGTTCGTATACCAAGGCGAAGATGGCGGAATAATGAGATTATCTGGTATTCAGGTTATCAATTTGATTCCATTTACTAAAAGTAAATTTAAATCATTATCGTCTGGGTTCGTAGTGTCGTCTACCTTAGATTCTTCATCATCAATAGAAGATGAACAAGAACCACAGTCGAGCGTGTTTTAATGTATCGTGTAATTTTTGACGCAGATGGAATTGTGTACCGTGTGGGGTTTGCGTTGGAAGACGTAGACTCCACAAGGATTGTCAAGCGTAACGTTACTGAATACATAGATGAGGTACTTGGAAAGCTTGAAAAGGTATTTGTAAAGATACAAAAACCAATAATAGTAATTTCTGCACCAGGTAAAAGTAATTTTAGATTTGATATAGCGAAGACAAAGCCATATAAAGGTAATAGGACATCACCAAAACCTAAACATTATGATTTGATTAGGTCTTTGTTGCTAGAAATGGACAATTCAATGATGATTGAAGGACAGGAAGCGGATGATACCGTAGCGGACTTAACCGCACCTAATCCAGGTAAGACTATTGTAGTGTCACAAGATAAAGACCTACTACAAAACCCAGGATGGTATTATATACCAGGAGAAAAAAGACCTATATTCTTTGTTGACAGCGAGACAGCAGGGGTGCTACTATTGGAGAAAGGGGCAGGGAATAAGCCTACATTGTTCGGTACAGGTTATAAGTGGTTAATGGCACAAATGATGCTAGGAGACCCTTCAGATAACATACCAGGGCTAAAAGGATACGGAGCAATTAAGGTTTATGGTATCTTAAAAGATATTCATACTAAAAAGGAACTATTAGAAGTAGTAACTAAAGAGTATGAAAAGGCCAAGGCCAGTGACAGACTAGAAGAAGTATTGACATTGCTGACAATTGGGGGACATGTAAAATGATTGAAGAACAAGAAAAGGTGTTTACTTGGTTCGCTTCTAATATGGGTAAGCTTTCTGCTACCCAGCTAGACTACATTAAGAATGCCTCCCAAACTATGTTACAGGAGCTTGACTTAGAAGAAGAACCAGCAGAACAACAAGACGAGGCCCGATATGGCTAAGCAAACGACATTGACCCAGGAAGAGATAGCTGAAAAGTATGGGTATAGGTCAGGCCTGGAAGATAACATTTCTTTACAACTTGTACAAAGAAAAGTTAACTTCACATATGAAGAGGTAAAGATTAAGTTTAAGCAACCCGAGAAGGATAGAACATACACACCTGATTTTATTCTAGTAGATTCTGGTATCATTATTGAGTCTAAGGGCAGATTTACAGTGGAAGACAGGATGAAGCATGAGTTAATTAAAAAGCAACATCCTACACTTGATATTAGATTTGTTTTTACTAATCCTAAAGCTAAAATTAGTAAGACTAGCAAGACCACATATGCAAAATGGTGTGAAGATAGAGGTTTTAAATACGCTAAAGGGCTAATACCCGAGGAGTGGCTAAATGAGTAAGGTATATGATATAATTGGTTATGGCTTATTTTTAATTTCTTTCACTGCTATATTACATATAATTTGGAGATTAATATGAAACGAATTGCCAGGGCATCTTTATTTAGAATATTTGTAGTATTTGCAATTGCCTTCCTTGCATTTGCCCATACATTCGCCACCAAGGCGAGCGTAAAAATGTATGGAACAGGAGGAATTACCACCGAGATCCAAAGTCCTGAATATGTGGATTTGCCGCCACAGGTAGAGGCAATAGCACAACATTTACGAGAGGCAGCAGGATTTCCCCCCGGCTCTGTTGAATTTGCGGAGTTTACTGTGCCCTATATTAATGCCTTTGCTTTTGGTGGAGATAAAATTGCAATAACTTCAGGCTATTTGGCCTATAGTTTAAAGCATACTGGCAACTATAGCTTTACAATTGGAACAATTGCCCACGAATTAGGCCACCTTGCCCACAAGGATAATTTTAAAGACCTATCAAATGAAGTAGATGCTAGAAATGCAGAAAGAGAGGCTGACTATTATGGCATCGAGTTGATGTATAAAGCTGGATATGATTGTGATATAAATTCCCAGGACTGGGCCACGTTAGTACTAATTCAAGGATTACCAGGAAGTGAGTTAGCCTCTAGCGACCACCCATCTTCCAGGGAAAGGGTAACAAGTGCAGTTAAGATGTGCACTGCCCTTAAAAAAACGGGTAAAAGACCTAGTGATATGTATCTAGAAAAGGAATAATAAAATGAAAATACCGCAAGGATTAAAGATATTGTTCTTAGACATAGAAACAATGCCAAATATAGCGGCAGTATGGCAGACAGGATATAAACTTAATGTAGATGCGGGAGCAATCCTACAGGAAAGATTTATACTGTCTGCCCAATGGTCCTGGAATAATGAGGCTAAAGTACATGGTAAATTATCTGACATTAAGAAGAAAGATGACAGTAAATTAATTACTGTTATTACTAAACTAATAGAAGAAGCTGATATAATTGTAGGACATAACGTAAAGAAATTTGACTTACGTTGGATTGCAGGTAGGGCATTATTAAATGGACAAGCACCAACAGGAAGTAAATTTGTAAAGACTTTAGATACATTGTTATTAGCACGACAAGCTTTCTATTTAAACTCTTATCGTTTAGATTATATAGCAAAAGCTTTGGGGGTACCTGGTAAAACTAAGACAAACTTTGGAGATTGGTTAGCAATCTTAAAGAATAATGATATAGAAAGAGCAAACTATCTATTAAAATATGGTTGTCATGATGTTAAAATAAATAGATTAGTATTCTTTAAATTATTAGGCCATGTCAAGTTACCAAAGAAAATAGATATGTTAATTCATGGGAAGAGTACAGTATGCCCAGACTGCCATGGATTTCAAGTACATGGAAATGGCTCTAGATTTTCTAAGGATGGGGTAGAGTCTGCTAGATTTAGATGTGCCAAATGTGGCGTAGGTTGGGCAATTAAAATAGGGGCACGAAGAAATGGGAAAGATAGTTAATCTAGAAGATATACAATATCTAAGGGCCCTAAACGCCCTTCCAAAAACCTATTCAATTGACATTGTCAGAGAAGTAGATACTCTATCCTCGGCAGAAGATTGGGATGAAGTTATTACTTGGGAAGTATCAGATCCCGACCTTGACAACGCCGTTGGAGATGTATTAGTATTTAATCATCTGCTTACCGTTGTTCATCACATGGTAACGTTTAATGAGACACTTAGGTCGCAGCTAATAGAATATATGGCCCAAGAATTAAATTTGGAGATTATAGACCATGACAGCAATTTTAATAAGTAGAGCTTTATGTGAAGGACAAGACACTTTATATCTGGTAGCAGATCAACGGGTAACATCCGACGATACGATTATATCGGACCACAATCAAAAGATATTCTCTTTTGGCCCTACGGCGACAAGGCCCCATGGAAGGCATTATGTTACTGTTGGGGAGGTATCTCCTACGGATTACCTATTACATAAACTAGAAGCTATCACTGGCATGGACGCCCTATATGAACTCGTAATGGAGTCAGAGGTACTTACCAAGATGCCAAGCCAGGCAACTATCTACGTTATTGATGATATTAAAGGTGCCCCTGAAATTCTAATCATAGATAAGTTTCGGGACTATGCCGGCACTAGGAAGGTTAGTATGGAGGAAATGAAATATAGTCCATTGTTTGATGGCTCCGGTGGCACATATGTACATGTGGCACTTACTGCATTAAAAGATTTATTAATACCAGATTTTACTTATGAAGATAGAATTAAACTGGCATTTCATGCTGCGGCTAAAAGCATCAGTAGTATGAATGATAGAGTTACTATAATAAAGTTACCCATAAGCCCAATTATTAAGAAGAGGAAGAAATAATATGGAAGGATTATTATTGTTCTTATATACAACAACAGGGATTATGCTAATAGTAGGTGGATTATTTTTATTACCATTTGCAATAGCTGCCGCTATTACAGCTCTTATAATACCAGGAGATAAAGAATGAAAGCATTTACATCAGGCGGAAAGAAAGATCTTACAGGGAAGTTACCAGTTGATATGGTAACATTACAAATGTTAGAAGGGATTACTGAAGGGATGGTGTGCGGCCTGAAGAAAGGTTATGAAAAACATAACTGGAAGAAAGGTGTACCACTTTGTGAAGCACACTTAAGTGCAGTTATTAGACATATATTTAAATACATGGGAGGAGAAGATATAAATGTAGAGACAGCAAAAGATGGGTCTCCCATATATACCCACCATTTAGATAATGCTATATCTCATTTAGCAATGGTAGTTCATCAGATTAAATCAGGAAGAAAAGATTTAGACGATCGAGAAACAGTCACCAAAGACGAAACTATTAGTGCTACTGTATTAGAGGCGATGGCGCAAGTAAAACAAGGCAACATCATTCCTTTGAGTTTTGATTTAGAGGATGACATTGAATGGCTAGAAGAGTCCCCTGCCGCCCCCAGCAGATTTACTTCTAAGCATGACTGGGGCTTTAATGTCAAACGAAAGGACTAGGGTATGTTTAAGTTGATAAAAAAGATTAAAAACACTAAAGGAAAACAATAAAAATGGGTAAAGTAGTAACTCTAGGTAAAGTTAAAGAAATTAAACCTATACCTCGTTGCCCATTGTCTATGTTCTTAGGTTCTCCTTATAGTTCTTGTCAACATATGGGTTTGAGTTTTTCTCCAGCCCATAGTGAGCCTGCCTTGGTAATTGGAACTGCTTTAAGTAAGCAATATAAAACACTTAAACATCCTCCAAAAGAATATATTATTGTAGATACTGTAACTTTACTAGCTTGTATTCCTTTATATACTAGTAAACTGGTAAGATGTACAGCTAGTACACTACATACAGCAATGTGTATGGTTGAAGAAAGAATGATAGACACTGATATTAGTTGTTACAATCTTACAGTATATTACAATCATATGAGCCCAGATATATTCCTACACCCAGAAGACCTACATCCAGATAATGAATGGTAGTAATTAAAAAGACTTGACTGTTTAGCTTAAAGGGAGCAATATATAATTATGGAGTATATATTAATCTAAACATAAGGGGCAATTAAAATGGCAAGTCTAAAGAAAGCTGAGAATGATGTATATGCCTATTTAACAAAGAAATGGAGAATAGGCTGGTCTACAACTACTGTTACTGAATTCTACAATAATCTAACCTACAGACAAGTCATCGATGAAAGTGCTGATATGAGTAGATTCTTTGGCATTGCAATAGCCTTAGACTCTAAAGCTGAAATCGATATGCACAAGTACCCAAGGTTCTCTATAAAGCGTTTAGCGGAATCCTTATCTAATATAAGGACAGTAGAAGAACAACGTCTGAGAGCCCCTAAAGAGCCAGTAATCACTACTGAACCTGTCACACCACAAGATACTATATCCTCTGTAGTTATCCCTGGAACATCTAGTTTCCCCGGGAAGGTACCCGCAAACCCCATCCCCAAACCTGCAAATGTCTCTCAGAGCCTCCCAACAAACTTAGATGATGATTTCTTAAATAACCTAGGAGATACTCCATGAACAATAAACAAGCTAGAAAACTAGTCAGCACACTAGTTGACTTACCTCCTAATATTGCCACTCCTTCATATTTTCGAGACTAC